GTTTTAAAATTTTCGCGGTCAAAAGGAATACCTCTTTTTCTGTCGGCAATTTTAAGGCAGTGGCTTTCAGCGTCCCTCACAACGAGACCGAGTGTGACGGATTCCTGATCAGTCATCCCGGATTCGGAAAACTCCTGTTCATGACGGACTTGGAGTATTGCCCGTACAACTTTGCCGGTCAAAAAATCAATCACTTGATGATTGAGTGCAACTACACAAAAGAGAACGTGGATGTGAATGCCGAGAATTATAACCATGTGTTCCTCGGACATATGGAAGTTCAGACCTGCAAGCAATTCATTCGAAGCATTCTGCATCCCGGTCTCAGCACAGTGGGGCTTATCCATCTCAGCAGAGACAACATCAATCCGTATGCGGTCAAAATGGAGATGGAAGAAGAATTTGTCGAGCAGTCCTTCTGGATTGCCGATAAAGGTACAGAAATTTATTTGGGAGGTTAATTTATGGCAGATGTTAAAACTAAGGATCTGGCAAGAGAGTTGGTTAAGGATGCGGAAGTACTGGGTTTCGGAAGACTTCTGGTAAAGGATATGGATATTGCTTTCAAGACAATGCCGTACACGGTCGCAAGACTGAATGCCGAAGGTAAGTCGGTTGAGATCAATGACTTGGTTGAATTCAGCGTGACCACAGTTAAAGAACATGCCGGCAGGAATCCTCAGACAGGAGAGACTATCACGATCCCGGAGAAGAAAAGGCCTGTCTGCAAGCCCCGTAAGTACTTCAAGGGTGTTATCAGCGGTGAGATTGAGCAGTTTCGAGAGGAGATGATGACCTATTAACAAAGTAATATTATTAGGCCGACTCGTTCGCGATCCTGATATCAGACGTAACGGAGACACGGTGATTGCAAGATATTCTCTTGCCGTAGACAGAAGGTTTAAGAGAGAGGGTGACCCGTCAGCTGATTTTTTGAACTGTGTTGTCTTTGGAAAAGGTGCGGAATTTGCCGAGAAGTATCTTCGAAAAGGTATCAAGATCGCTGTGGTCGGAAGGATTCAGACAGGCAGCTATACAAATCAGCAAGGCGATAAGGTCTACACAACTGATGTAGTTGTCGAAGAACAGGAATTCGCCGAAAGTAAAGCCGCATCTCAGAATAGTCAGCCTACGGCTCCACCACAGAATGCTTATCAGGCACAGTCGGCTCCGGCTCCGAATTATCAGCAGGCTCCGCAACCGCAACAGCAGTATCAGCAACAGGGATACGCTCCACAGCAGAACTATCAGCAGATGCCGCCTCAGCCACAGTACGCACAGGCTCCTCAGCAGACACAGACACAGCCGAATCAGGACTGGATGAATGTTCCTGATGAAGAATTGCCTTTTGTATGATGTGACGGAGTACCGATTATAACAGGTCGGTGCTCCGATGAAAGAAAGAAGGTGATGTTGACGTTAACGATTATTGAGGATGTTAACAATAAGCCCGGTAAACATGAACTGAAGCATCGCTGTTGGGAACAGAACGGAATCCAAGTGATCAGGCAGAGACTTCCGGTCGGTGACTATGTGCTGATGAATGACAAGATAGCCGATGTGTTCGCTCGAAAAGAAAAACGAGGGATACCCGTCAAGATGATGGATCTGCAAGGCACGTATGATATTGCGATTGATTCCAAGAATTCCATTCTGGAACTGGCGCAGGATATATGCGGCAAACAGCATGACAGATTCCGTGATGAATGTATCCTTGCTCAGAACAACGGAGTGAAGCTTATCATTCTGGTGGAGAACGAGGATGGGATAACAGACCTTCGGGATTTGCATGAATGGGTAAATCCGAGATTATTTATCCGGAAATATGGTAGGCAGGTGTATCCGAGAGCCACCAGAGGGATAACTCTCATGAAAGCGTGTATGTCGATGGAAAAGAAGTACGGTGTAGAGTTCCTCTTCTGCCATCCGCAGGATGCAGGTCCGGCGATTGTGCATTACTTGTCTGGAGGTGGGGGATAATGGAACATTCGTTTGATACAGACCTTGCTGCCGAAATTGGAATAGAAGAAGCTATTATCTTCGAGCATATATGTTTCTGGATTATCAAGAACGAAGCGAACGAGAAGAATCAGTTTGATGGCGATACTTGGACATTTAACAGTGTTAAGGCATTCAACGAAATCTTCTACTACATGAGTCCGAAGACAATCAGAAATGCCCTGAAGAAACTTGAGGATATCGGCCTTATCAAGACAGGGAACTACAATGAAATTCCTTTCGACAGGACGAAGTGGTACGCACTTACGGAAAAAGGAAAAACATTCTGTGAACGCAGAAACTACGATTTGCACAAAAGGGCAAATGGAGATGCCGAAAAAGGCAAACCAATACCATATATAAACAATACAGATACATTAAATAATTTAGATAGTGTAGATAATATACACTCTTTAAATAATAAAAATACTAATACTCTTGGTCATCCGGAGGATGATAACTTTGAAAGACTATGGAAACTGTATCCGAAAAAGAAAGGTAAAGGTCAAGTATCACGTACACAGAAGAAGAAACTTTATCGTATAGGTTTTGAAGTATTGTCAACTTGCATCGAGAGATATTCTAAAGAATTCACCGAAGGTGGTAAAGATATGCAATATATGATGTATGGCTCTACATTTTTCAACTCGGGATATATTGATTACCTAGATGAAAACTATCTCTCTCCCCATGCAAATGTCGAAACCTCCACATACACTGGCGATAGCGCTGCCGGAGGATGGGAATCATGAGTGCCGAAATTCTGAACGGTAACGAGATGGCAAGAGCCATTCAAGTGATGAAGCCGAACAATCAGTTATTCGAAGTCAGACTGATCTACAACAGCAAGAAGATGTTCAGCGGTTACTTCCGGTCGATGGATGCTCTGTGGAATGCTTTCTCTGCCATAGATAACTACGCGGACTGTAATATCTACATGACTTTGAACACACTGAATGACCAGTGCTACACAAGATATCAAAGAGATATCTTCGTCAGAAATGCGGATGCCACTACAAGCGACAATGATGTTATCGGCTACGATTGGTTCCTTGTTGATCTCGATCCGAAACGTCCGACAAAGACATCGTCTACGGATGAGCAGATTGAGATGGCAAGAATCCTCTGCGGAAAGATAATGCACTTCCTTGCAAATGTAGGATTTGAAAAGCCGGTCATCGGATTCAGCGGAAACGGTTATCACTTGCTCTACAAGATCCATATGGCGAATACGCCGGATATTAAGAAACTGCTTGATATGTCACTGAAGACGCTGAACATGTTGTTTGCGGATGACTACATCGATGTGGACATGAAGAATTTCAATCCTTCCAGGGTCTGCAAACTGTACGGAACCAGAGCACAGAAAGGAATTGATTCACAGACGGCTCCGCACAGGATGAGCAGGATATTGCAGGTACCGGAAATCATCAAGGAAACCGCCAAGAAGTATTTTGAGAAGCTTGTCTCATATTATCCGAAGAACGAGGAACCGCAGCGGTACAACAATTACAGGCCGCAGGAATTTGATTTGGAGTCATGGCTTCAGAAATACAATCTGAGTTATCAGAAGGTCGGTTTCGCAGGTGGCGAAAAGTACATCCTCGATCATTGCCCGTTCGATGCAAACCATAAAGGCAAGGATGCGGTAATCTTCAGAAGCACATCCGGAGCATTGGGATTTAACTGTTTCCATAACTCCTGCGCCGATAAGAAATGGCGAGACGTAAGGCTCCTGTTTGAGCCGGATGCTTACGAAAGAAAACAGCAGGAATATGAGAGGAAGATTTATTCCAAATCTCGGATACCGAAGAAACCGATAGAGGTTAAAAAAGACGAGCCTTTGTGGCTGACCGCAATGGATGTCTTCAAGATGCCGAAACCGAACGAGACATTTATCCGGACCGGAACGGAAGGTATCGACAAGAGACTTAGAGGTCTGAAAGTCGGAGCGACATCTGTCGTATCGGGATTAAGAGGATCTGCGAAGTCAACATGGGTATCCGGAATAATTCTTGAGTGTTGTCAGAATGATAATAAAGCCGGCGTTTTCTCCGGAGAATTGTCTTCCGATAACTTCATGAGATGGATGAATCTGCAAGCTGCCGGCAAAGCACACGTAGAGCCTACTCAGTACGAAGGATATTTCAATGTCAGCAAAAAGAACAGGGAACTGATTGCAAAGTGGATGTCGGATAAATTCTTTCTCTACAACAACAAATACGGCAATGATTATGTCGCACTGAAAGAAGAATTCCGGAAGAAAATCGAGAGAGATAAATTGGATTTGCTCATCCTGGATAACTTGATGGCATTCAATATCTCTGGTTTGTCAGACAACAAATACGAAGCGCAGACACAGTTTACATGGTCACTTCATGAATTGGCGATGGAAATGCACTGTCACATCATGTTTGTTGCTCATCCGAGAAAAGCAATGGGGTTCTTGAGACTTGATGACATATCGGGAACTGCCGATATCGGGAACGCTGTCGATAACGCATTCATCATCCACCGAAACAACAATGATTTTCAGAGACTGTCAAGGCAGATGTTTGGATGGAGAGAAGATAATCCGATATTCCAGGCTACAAACGTCATTGAGATAGCCAAGGATCGTGATGGTGGCAATCAGGACATTTTCATACCGCTGTGGTACGAAAAAGAGACAAAAAGATTGAAGAACAGCGCAGTCGAAAACAAGATATACGGATGGGATACGGAATCGGACGGTTTTGTACCTGCATCAAACGATGAGATGAAGGATTTCTATGCAGATTAGAGGTGGTGAAAACGTCCGCAATATCAGATACTCGAAAATCAAAAGAGTCGCAGTTCATGAATGATTACTGGAACCTGCGGAAGCAAATAGCGACACCGGAAGAGAGACAGGATTACTGGAAAGAGGTCATAGATAAAATGGTCACACTTTCCAAGAAATATGAGGACGATGAACTGTTTAATAATATTCTCCTCTCCTGCCTCAACGATATTGAAGAACATTCTCCGATACATTCACGGGTCCGGAAAGAAGGAAGTGCATCACTGGCACTCTTCAATTACTTCCGCAAGAAACGAAACCTGCCTCCCGTGGAGGTGAAGACATGAACAGGGCAGAGCGAAGAAGACAGCAGAAATTGATGGCGAAAGGCGAAGCAGCGTTTACTTCATCACAGAGAATCATTCCAAAGACGATAGTCACGAATGACGGTACAAGGTACAACAGTTTGGAAAAATGGCTCCGTGATATGGAAGAAGAGCAAGCTGTCAAAGCCTGTGAAAAGGCATCACAAATTGCTTCGGAACTGCTGTACGAAACAGAAATATTTATGTCCGTCCGAAACATTCTCACAATGCTTGTGGCGATGGACAAGACGGTAGGCAACTTGAAGACCGTACAGAAATCCTACCAGAAGATAATCGACAGGTTCAAC